ATCAGCCCACTCACCCAACTGATTACAAGGGATCAAAGGCAGATCAAACCTATTCCAAGCCTCCCAAACTGGAGAAGGCCAGCACCAGGCCCAAGAAGCCTTCGAAAGCCTCACCTTAGTAGCAGGACTGACGGGTTCCGATCTCCGAGGGGGACAACCCCCCAAACAATCGGAAGCACCGCAACGACAGTCCTCTAAGGGCCGCTTACGGAGAAAGACTTGATACCCCGGGAGTTTAACCCCCCGGAGTAATTCAACACCAAACCTGGTAGACAAATCTGACACCTCTTCATACAACTCCCGGAACGAAGGATCCGGCATCACATCCCTGACAACCTGAGGCCAAGCACGCTCTAATCCGACCTTCTCTACAAAAGGTTCAACAGACAGAGCTTGCCGAAACCACCTCTTCCGGAGAAGAGGCTTCCTCCACGAAGCAGGGATAGACACCAGCTGTACTCCCGATCTCTTGACAAGATTGCGCAAAGCAATGATCGCTTTCCAGCAGGACGACGATGAAAAACCCTTCAACCCCTCCAAAAGCGCAGAGAGAATGCAACCCGGGGCGGAATCGCGGCGAAAAGCAGAAAGAACAGGCTTCTTGACGAAGCGATCGATCTTAAAATCGAACGACTTCGAGTTCAACTCCACGTAGCGAGTTGAAAAACCTGACTTCTCCCAATTGACCACCATGCCAAAGTGCTCTACAACGCCTCTCCAAACGGTCTTGAACAGACCATCGGAGCAGAAGGCGATGTCATCCCCATTAATGAGCACTTTGCGACGCCGCCCAAAAGACCCGGTCGCATTACTCCACAGACGGCACGATATGAGAAAAAGACCCCTATTAATCAAGCACAAAAGGGGGAAGGAGAGCTTCGAACCCATCATCTGGCCCCGATACACGGGGGACTGCTTAGAAGCCAGACAAACACCCTCCTGCACAAGGAGGTTAGATGGGCGAAAAGACTCCAACATAACGTGCCGTTCTTCACCAGAGAGATAAGGGGACTCGGCTAGCATCTCGACGACACGGAAAACAGCGTCAGGATGAAGATTATCAGTAGCCGAAGAAAAATCCCCACTGAAGAACCCCTCGGAATCTCGCTTATCCTCACCAAGAATCCGCGCATGAGACTTAAGAAATTCACCACGAACAAGCCATCCCCTAGAGGACAGATGATCGTAAAGAACTTCATGCACAGGATCGAGGATATCCTTTACAAGAGCAGACTGCATCGTGACGCAGCGATGTTTCCCCT